TTACACCGCCGGCTGACGCTCGTGTTGTCAACGTCCCAGTCGCTTTCTACGAGCGTTACCGGGACGACATCGAGGGGTCTCTCAAGGACATCTCGGGTGTGGCACTGTTCGCCACCGCTCCGTTCTTGCCGCAACGGGAGAAGGTGCAGGAGTGCATCGATCAGACTCGTGAGCACCCGTTCACGATCATCGAGCCGACTGTGGACGTGTTCAACGAGGATCTCACTCTGGAGGGTGTCTTCAAGCGTGACGACATCTTCACCATGGTGGATCCGTACCGTGGTGTTTACGTACCGAAGGTGAATCCTGGCGCACCTCGCTTCGTTGGAATGGACCTCGCGTTGAAGCACGACTCTGTGGGCTTGGCCGTCGGGCACATGAGCAGCGTGAAAGAGGTTACTCGGCACGACTTCGAGGGACGGGCGTACAGAGAAGTCGCCCCGGTGGTCTACTTCGATATCATCCTGCGAGTGAAACCGCCGCGTGGCTCCGAGATCGATCTCAGTAAGATCCGTTCGTTCGTTCAGATGTTGCGACAGCTGGGCATGCCGGTCGCCTTCGTCAGCGCGGACAAGTTCCAGTGTTTCACCAAGGACACCAAGATCTCGCTTCTGGATGGCACCGAGAAGTCTTTTGGTGAGTTGGAGGGTAAGGACGAGTTCTGGGTGTACTCCACGGATGAAGACGGCAACGTCGTTCCTGGCCGTGGTCACTCATGTCGAAGAACTGGTGAGAAAGCACCGATACTCGCAGTCGAGTTGGACAACGGCGAAATCTTGAGATGTACCCTGGATCACCAGTGGCGAATGAGAGACGGCAGTTACAGGGAAGCCAGAAACCTTGTCCCCGGTGACTCGTTGATGCCTCTCTACCGACGGTCGCAGTTCGGCTATGAGCAGCACCTGAATCCAGCGACGAAGCGGTGGCGGTACACCCACGTTTCGGTCGCGAAGGCCATGAACCCCGAATACAAGGCCCAGCGTTACGACGTGCCGAACAAGAAGGTCGTCCACCACCGAGATTTCTGCAGGGGCAACAACTCTCCTGTGAACTTGGAGGTCATGGAGTCAGCAGCGCATTCAAAGCTGCACGCCGAGCACAACGCGAGGAACGTTGAGTCTGGCTGGGCCGTCGCGTGGAAGAATGCAGAGTTCCGTGAGCGTAAGGCCAAGCTGACCAGTGAGCAGGCGAAGGCGTTGTGGGCTGACCCTGTGTACCGCGAGAGGTTCATCGAGGCTCGTAGGAACCGTAAGCAGGGCATCGAAGAACGTCAGAAGCGTTCTCGCGTCATGATGGGCAATCGAAACTGGGAGGGTTCCTGGGAGCGCTCATGCCGTCGGTGTGATGTTGAATTCACGGCGGCGCGGGCGAACACCTGGTACTGTTCCGATCTCTGTAGAGCAGAGGGGTTTCACGGCCGCCGTCTGGCGGCCAACCGTGCGTACGAAGAGAGAAAGAAGGCTGTCAACAACCACAAGGTCGTCTCGGTTACCTTCGCCGGGTACGAAGACGTGTACGACATCACGGTGGATGAGCACCACAACTTCGCCCTGTCTGCTGGCGTGTTTGTCCACAACTCTTCCGACAGCCTGCAGTTCTTCGCGAAGGAGGGCATCGAGGTTCGGCAGATCTCCGTCGACAAGCCGCCGTGTGACCCGTACCTCTCGTTGAAGGAAGCGATCCTGGAAGGTCGAGTCAGCTACTACCGTTACGATCCGTTCATCGAGGAGGTCACGACTCTTCAGCGGAACTACCAGAAGAAGCGGATCGACCACCCGCCTAACGGGTCGAAAGATTCTTGCTTGACCGGTGACAACCGCGTGCTCTTGCTCGATGGCACTTCTCCTACGGTGAAAGAGCTTCGTGATCAACGTCGAGAGAACTTCTGGGTGTTCTCGTATGACGTAGAAAACGATGCCTACGTGCCTGGCCTGGTGCATCGCGTGATAGACCAGCCGAACAACTACGATCACTTGTTGGAAGTGGAGTTGGACAACGGGTCGTCTGTCAGGTGTACCCTCAACCATCCGTTCTTGATGAAAGATCTCTCGTACCTGCGTGCTGACGCGTTGCGTGTTGGGGACTCCTTGCGTCCTCTTTATCTCGGTGAGTTGAAGAGAAACGGTGACGTCTACCGTACCATCTGCGACAACCGGTATCGTCGTGGAATGAAGCCGGTGTACCGGTGGGTCATGGAATCGCTGTCGCCAGAAGCGATAACGGCTGCAAACGCTCGTTGTGTGGAGGACGGCAGCAAGTATTCCGTTGTTCACCACAAGGACCACGTGAAGTTCAACGACGACCCTTCCAACTTGGAGGCGTTGACGCTGCGGGAGCACCGCAAGTTGCATGGTGACATTTTCCGAAAGTGGAATGGGAGCGCAGACCACCTTGCCAAAGTGAAAAAGGCGAGAGCCTTGGAAAAGTGGATGGCCGCGAACCCGGAGGATGCACGGCGAAACAGTTCCAGGAATGGAACCAAGAACATCATCAAGTACAACAAGAGCGGGGCGCATCGCGAGGTCGCTGGTCTCGTCGGTAGAGAGACCATCAAGGAGGCCTTGAAGTATTCCAACACTCCAGAGGCCATCGAGAAGAGAAAGCGTACACGTGCTGCCCGTCGAAAGGCGGACCCCTCGTACCGAGAGCGGCAGAACGCGGCTTCTAGGGAGACGATCGTCAGGGCTCGCCAAGCCTTGAGTGCTGAGGTTTTGACCGACTGTGGCAGGAGAGTGGCAGCCCTCATCTCTCCTGGCGGTGCGTTGTACGAGCAGCGATGGACGTCAGAGAGAAGGACCGACGCGGCCGACCACGCGAGACGGCTGTCGGCTTGGATTCAGCACCGTAGGCAGACAGGCTTGACGAAGGAAGAGTTGCCGTTCAGGCAGTTCGTGCCGGAGAACCACAAGATCGTGGCTATTCGGGAGATTCCCTTGGAGCCTGTCTTCGATCTGGTGATGAGCGAGTATCACAACTTCGCGTTGGCTTCGGGGGTGTTTGTCCACAACAGCGACGCCGTCGCCCAGGTGTACTGGTCCTGCGCGCACTCGAAGTACACGAGCGACCGGTTGGACGACGCTTCACTTCTGATGCAGGAGAGGCCGGCTGACCCGCCATCAATTCCTGGTGACTTGCGAGACCGCCGCCAGGTCGGCTGGTCTATGGGTGACTACGAAGATGCAGATCGTATCACTGCCTACGACGTGACCATATGACCAAGGCAGATTTCTGTAAACTGCTGGGGCAAAAGCTGGATATCCCTGCGTATCAAGCGGCGAAGTTTTACGAGGGTGCCGCCGAACTCATGTCGGATATTCTTCGCGATGGGGAAGACGTGCGTATTCCAGGGGTCGGCACGTTGCTTTTGACCGACTACCGTATCGGCAATTACCTGGATCGAGTTGAGGGGGCCCACCGTCGATGGCATCACGGGCCGTTTTCTAGGTGTGACATCTGTAAGAAGAGGAAGCCTAGAAAACAGCGTCTGCGGGCAGTGAAGTTCAAGCCGTCGAGTCTTCTGCGCGCCAAGATTTACGGAGTCTCAGACTGAAAGACGAGTAGGACATGCCAAGTATTTTCCAAGAAGCCACCAGCGTGTTGACTGGGCGGCGTCTCGAAGAAGCGCTGCCGGGGCCGGTGGTCCCGGTGCCGCCACAGCAGCGTACCGAAGTCGTTCGCACGGTCGAGGTTCCCATGGACCTTGCCGAGGCGGAAGAGGACTACCTGCGCAGGTTGTTCGCGAGAGACCACGTCGAAGAGCCAGTCGCGGACGTCGATCTCGTCTCCCCTACCGCTTCGTACTACCGCACCCGTGTCGAGCTGTCCTCGAATCGGATCCGTCGTTACAAGGACTTCTGTCTTTCCGGCGACACGAAGATTCTGCGTCTGAACGGAGAGACACCGACCATCCGAGAGCTGTTTGTCTCCGGTGAGACGTTCTTCTGGGTGTACTCGTACGACGTCAAAAGCGGACGGTACGTGCCTGGTCAGGTGGTCGAAGCGGTTCCGATGCCGCACCAGTATGAGCACATGCTCCGTGTGACCTTGGACAACGGTGAGAGTGTGAACTGTACGCTCAACCACCCGTGGTTGTTGCGAGACGGGACGTATCGTAAGGCCGAACACCTCCGAGTCGGCGACTCGTTGATGCCGTTGTACTTGGGTGAGAAGTATCGTGGCACCGACAAGTACACGACGATCTTGTCCGATCAGTTTTATCAGGGTCGCACCCACGTCCATTCTTGGGTTGCCGAGGCGTTGCTTTCCGATGACGTAGCGGTTGCGAACGCTCGTTGTCTGGAGGACGGTAGCAGGTACTCCGTCGTTCATCACCGTGATCACAACAAGCTCAACAACGATCCTTCCAACTTGCAGCCGATGACATTGCGAGAGCACCGGAAGCTTCACGGTGACATCATCCGTAAGTGGAATGGTAGCCCGGAGCATCTTGCCAAGGTCAAGGCCGCCGACTCATTGCGGAAGTGGAAAGCTGCGAACCCAGGGCTCGTCGCCAAGATCGGTCGTGAGAACATCAAACTCGCGCAGGCGTCGGTCAGGCCTGGACACGGGCCGCACAACCGGTGGCACAAGGGCATCCTGTTTGGTGAGTGTCCCTTGTGTCATGACTTGGGGCTCTCGCGAAAAGAGAAGCTGTTGATCAAGGAGGAGTTGTTCGGGCGGTGGGAAGATGCCGTCGATCCGTCAACGCGTCGCCGTCTCGCGCAGATTGCTGCTGAAAATGGTCGCAGGGCGAAAGGCAACCAGCACGGTGCGTGCCACAACCACAAGATTGTCAAGATCGAAGAAATCCCTCTGGAGCCTGTCTACGACCTGGTGATGGAGAAGCATCACAACTTCGCTCTGGCTGCCGGGGTCTTCGTTCACAACACTGACATGGGGCAGGATTCGCTCATCTCTGGCGCACTGGACATCTATGCCGAGGAGTCTACCCAGTGGGATCCGATCGAGAAAACCAGCGTCTGGGTGACGAGTCGCAACCCTGAAATCCAGCGCGAACTCACCGACATGCTGGAGCGGATCGAGTACGAGGAGAACATTTACGGTCTTTCTCGTCAGCTCGCCCAGTTCGGTGACTGCTTCGTCCGGCCGTTGTACAACCGCGAGACTGGTGTCGTCGGCTTGCAGGCCATGGACGCCGAGGACGTCGAGCGTCGGGTCGATCGCTACGGACGGCTGATCGGATTCCGTCTCGCCGGCATGAAGGAAGATCTCGACCCCTGGTACTTCGTCCATTACCGGATCATCGGCCGCACGCAGACCGTGCGGCAGGGGGGCGCTGTCTACGGCACCTCACAGCTGGAGAACGCTCGCCGGGCCTGGCGTGTGTTGACCCTCCTCGAAGATGCGCTGGTTATCTACCGGCTGGAGATCGGGACTCGTCACCGGGTGTTCTACATCGACGTCGGCAACCTCGACTACGAGCGCGCCTTCCGTGTGGCTCGCCGCTACAAGAGAGAGTTCGGCAAGCGGACGTACTACAACGCTCTCACCGGTGAGTGGAACTCGCGGTTCAACCCGCTTCACTTCACGGCGGATCTCTTCTGGCCGATCCGCAAGGGCAGCGAGTCGCGCATCGACTACATCGGTACGGATCCGAACATCGCCGGGATCGCGGACATCGAGTACATGCGGAGCAAGCTCTTCGCCGCTCTCAAGATCCCGAAGGCCTACATCGGTCTCGACGAGTACTCTTCGGTGCGTACCGGCCTGGCCCAGATCGACGCCGGCTTCGGACGGTTCATCTCCCGCAACCAGCGGGCCTGCAAGCGTGGCACCGCTCAGCTGTGCATGATCCATCTGGCTCTGCGTGGGTACGACGTTGAGAAATCGGAGAACGCGTTCACGATCGGCATG